CCAAAGAGGATCGTTGGTGGAATGTGCCCATTTTCCATAAAGTATGCAACTTGATCACTTATGGAGATGATAATGAAATGGGTGTGAAGCCAGGTTATGATGCCTTCAATCACACCCGTATCGCTGAAGTATTGGCCAGAAGTGGTATTGTTTACACTATGGCTGATAAAGAAGCTGAATCCGTTCCATACATTAAGCTTACTGAAGCTTCATTCCTCAAGCACTATCCAGTGTGGAACGAGGAATTGAACCTTTACACAGCTCGAATTGAGGAAGATTCCGTGGCTAAAATGCTTCACACGCATATGAAGTCTACCGAATTGACCCCACAGCAACACTCCTGCGAAGCATTGCAAAATGTAGCGCGTTGTTGGTTTGGATACGGACGTGAGTACTACACTCGGCGAATTCCAGAACTTTATGAAATCGCTAGACGTGCTGGTATCACAGGTCTCTTGGGAGATCTCAAGACTTATGACGAACGCTTGATTGAGTTTAAGCGTAAGTACAAGATTGGAGACTATGCCAAGAGTTTGGAAGAGGAGGTGCTGGAAAGTCATGCCGGCAGCTCTATTCCTCCGCAGTACGTAGCAGCGTACATGTCGTTCATAGCCTTTCTTCGGGTCCGCAAGGAGTACGACCCAGAGAGCACTGCTGGCGAGAACATTCGTAGGATGCTTGCTCGCGTCGTCAAGACGTGCATCTCTATGGGCATCGCGTTCACCATTGGCCTCTGCTATCAATTATGGAAGAAGGGATTCTTCGATTGGTTGGCAAATGCCACTTCTCAGGAAGTTATGGAGAACATGGTTAGAGCAATTATTCGATATTTGCAGATGGCAAATTCGATCCACCCAACCTCAGAGTTTTTCGACAATGAAGAACGAACCAGTTTTGACTGGCGAGCTTGGGCTGGCTACTGGGACTAGACGTCCCACAGCGTTGGAAACATGCTGGATAAACCAAAGAACCACTCTGGGGTAGTTACTTGCTCCCACGATGCGATCCTCAACATCGTTTGAGTAGAGAAAACTCAGAGTTAGTGTGCGAGTGTTTTCACACTCGGTAGTTCGCTACTACAAACAAGAAGGACCCTGTGGCGGTTCATTGATGCACGAGCTGACCATATGTAAATAAATTGCATTACTACTATTACCAAACAACACACAAACAATGTAACACTATATGTAAATCAAATAGATGAGCTTAACTTTACAATCGTTGATCTTCGCAATCAAATTGATGAGTTGAACTCTATTATTCTTAATCTGAAAGATAATATCACTCGTAAATACTCGCAGTGTGCCAATCTGAAGATGAAGAACACAGCCCTTCGCAAGAGGGTTGCCGAATTGCAGCAATACGAGCCTGTAGATATATTTAAACTCGAAGTGCTCAATTCACAGTCTGGAGAATCCAATGCAAGCGGACCGCTTCAGACTGAGTGTCCTGCTACTGAGACAGCCAATCAACAGATCACAGCTTTCCATGAAGAAACTGGTGGTTGGTGTATGTCAATTGACAGTGCAGAAGACGCAACCATGAATCTCGGAATGAATTCTGATGCCCAACTAGGCGATTTTCTTTCCAGACCTATTCGTATCGCCACGATCGAATGGGCCGTTGGAGACGCCCTGCTGGCAGAATTTAATCCTTGGGAAAAACTACATGATAATCAAGTTTTCCAGAGTAAGATAGATAATTTTGAACTATTACGACATAGATTGCGTATGCGATTTGTCGTGAGTGCAACACCATTTCATTATGGTCGTGCACTAGTGTCTTATAATCCTTACTTCTACGACGACCAGGTAACTAGAAACAGAATTAGAGTTCCTGCTGATATCATCAATTCTTCCCAGAAACCTCATATTTGGATTGATCCGGCTAACAATGCTGGAGGTGAACTTACTGTGCCATTCTTCTTTCCGAGAAATTACGTCTCAGTCTCCGCAGGGGACCATCGATTTCTTGGGAAAGTGGATATCCAAAGCACTGCAGTTCTCCAACATGCGAATGGAGGCAATGACCCAGTCTTTATCTCCGTATTTGCATGGGCAGAAGATGTCAAACTTTCTGTTCCGACCAGCCTTATTGCTGATCTCCGCACCAGAAAGGGAGATGTACTTGAGTCGCAAGCCAGAATTACCGATTCGACTATGGATGAATACGGCTCTGGTATTATATCAAAGCCTGCATCTGCGGTCGCGAAAGCTGCTGGAGCACTTACTAAATTTCCGAGTATTGCGCCTTATGCGCGCGCTTCGCAAATTTGTGCATCAGCTGTTGGTTCTATCGCCACTTTATTTGGCATGTCTCGCCCTACTATTCTGTCAAATCCAAACTATATTAAACCTTTTCCTCAAGGCAATCTTCCTAATGTGGATACTCATGAAACTGTTACCAAACTTGCTCTCGACAGCAAGAATGAAGTGACTATCGATCCACGGGTTGTAGGTCTAGAGGATAAGGATGAGATGGGAATCGTCGACTTTGTCAAAAGAGAATCCTATCTCACAACTTTCACAATGAATAGTACCGACGGTGTCGACGCTCGATTGTTTGAGTCAAGGGTTACACCTACCCTATTCGATACAAATGACGACGGTACAAATTCAACAGAATACCATTTGCCCCCATGTGCCTATATGGCCAATGCTTTCAATTATTGGCATGGCTCAATTACTTACAAATTTCAAATAGTCAAATCGAAATTTCATAAGGGCAAAATTCTGATTCAATACGATCCCCAGTACTTCTTTGGGCCTTCTGTCAATTTTAATACCAATTACTCCCGCATTATTGATTTGGCGGCTGAGGATGAATTTGAAGTCACAGTTGGTTGGTGTCAAACCAGACCTTGGCTTGAGGTCCGTCCATTGTGGGAATCGGAACCGAATTGGTCCAATAACAGTTCATTACCTGGCGGCGAACCAGATTTTGCCAATGGCATGATCCGGGTGACCGTATTGAACAAACTGGTCTCACCAGCTGAGGATACGCCAATCACTTTCAACGTTTTAGTACGCATGGAAGATGATGCCAAATTCGCTCAACCTACTCAAAATCACCTTGAACAGTTGAGCTTCCTCGACTTGCCAGACCCATCACCAATTTTAGAATCTCAATCTTCTGAGACTACCATCACCGATGCCAATAGTCCTGGCACAGCTCCGGTTGGAGCTCCTGATGTGATGGGGGTCGCTAAGATGAGTCCTGTTAATGACAATATGACCAATGTATTCTTTGGCGAATCGCCCACTACATTGCGAGAATTGTTAAAGCGGTACGTACGCACACGTGTCCATGTGCTTCCCGCTTCTGATCCAAATGATTACACTCAATATATCATGCGCGAGAAAATCGCACCTTTCCACAGAGGTTATGACGGTGAGTCCTTCCAATTGGATCAAGACGGCAATGGTTTTAATTATGTGCAAAACACATTTATGAGCTATTTTATGCCGTGTTATGCCGGATGGAGAGGTGGACTTCGCAAGAAGTTTTCATTCCCCGGCGTGGCCAATGTCTGCTCAAATCCCACCATCACGTGGGATACTCCATCGCAGACAGCACCCTACCAAGAGTTAATTGGACCAGTCTCTGGTTCGAGAGAATACTTACGTGATTCACTCTCGGCAGCGGCCGACATGCCCACAGGTGGTCTCATGACTACCAACTTGGGCATAAACGACACCCTCGAAGTCGAATTCCCCTATTATAAGTGGGAACGTTTTATCCCAGCCCGTCAATTGACGGCTTTCACTGTGGATGAACGGCGACTCCGAATGGATGTCGGAATAGCTGAAGGATTAGGTAACCAACAAAGTATCATTCAAGAGTACAATGCTGTTGCGGATGATTTCTCGTTACATTTCTTCACAGGGACTCCCATATTACATATATATGCGACTCCCCCATCTGGAGCTTAGCTCAACAAATTTCCACTCTTCGATGCACTGCCATGTGCCCGGAGGGAATCTACCGTACGTGATCCGGTAGTGGGGCATTTA